AGCGGTGGGAAGACCCCAAGAATAAGAAAGGAGTGCCCGGCGTCGGTACGTTCAACGTCATCAAGGTTAGTCTGACAAAGAAGAAAGGAAAGTAACATGGCAAAGACTGCAACCAAAGGGCGCGCCGTTGCGCCTCGCAAATCAACGGAAGTCGCCGATTGGCGGGCGGGGATGGCCGAGAGCGCCAAGGCCGCAGTAGCGAGCGAGGAGACCGCCGCCAGCGGTGGCGGGAAGTTCTTCAGCCTACGTGCTGGACAACTTAGCTTTGACGATGCGGCGCTGCCGGGCAACCAGATGGCGTGCATAATCGTGGACAGCATCTTCGAAACCACGTACTACGAAGGCGACTTTGACCCCGAAAGCCCGCAGCCGCCGACGGCGTTCGCGTTCGGCCGCGACCAAGCGGAGATGCGGTGGGACCCGGAACACTCGGACCCTGAGTTCGCCGGCAAGCTTTGCAGTGAGAGCGAAGTGTGTCAGTGGGGCAGCGCTGAGAAGGGCAAGGGCAAGGCCGCCAAGGAGATTCGCCGCCTCGCCATCATCCCGGCTGGTACGTTCAAGCCTGTAGGAAAGGGCGGCGGGTTCGACCTGGAAATATTCGACGAAGTTGAACCGTTCCGCACGGCCGACTTGGCCTACATGAAGGTTCCGGTGATGTCCGTCAAGGGCTTTGCCACGTATCTGAAGCAAGTGGCTGAGCAGTTTGACCGGCCATTGTGGGGCGTCGTGACGCGCGTGTACCTTGAACCAGACCCCAAGTCGCAGTTCCGTGTGAAGTTCGAACTGCTGGAGGTCATCGAGGACGAGGACATCCTAGAAACGCTGTTCAAGCGGCACAAGGAAGCCGAGAAGGAAATTGACTTCCCCTACCTGCCGCGCACGGACGACGATGCGCCAGCCACGCAGACCAAGGCCAAGGCGGGCGGCGGCAAGCTGGCGCGCAAGGGAGGCGCTAGCGCCAAGTCTGCTCGGAGGCGTTGAACGTGGCCCTGCCTGCCGTCGTTGGTTAGGGGACGACGCGCGTTTGCAGGGCTAAGGCTGTCGGAGTCAGCCCCCGCTAAACCGACAGTGCCAGCGGAGAACCGAGCCTCGCGGCTGGCAACTTTTGCTGAGAAGGAAGCACATGGCTAAGAAGAAAGCCCCGCCTGTCATAGGCATCGACTTTGAAACGAAGCCCATTGAGGACCTTCGCCCCGCCTACCCGCCGATACCGACCAGCGTCAGTATCCAGTGGCCCGACGAGAAGGCGCCGAAGTTCTGGTGTTGGGGCCACCCGCGCGACAACAATACCACGCTTGACCGCGTGAAGAAGGAACTAGGCCGGTGCGTCGCCGCTGCCAAGAAGCGGAAGGTGGCGCTGCTCTTCCACAACGCCAAGTTCGATTGGGAGATTATCTGCGACCTGCTAGGGCTCAGCGTCTTTGAAGTGCCATGGGATATGATCCACGATACGCAGTACGTCCTATTCCTGGATAACCCGCACAGCCGGTCGCTGGAACTGAAGCCCGCCGCCGAAGTCGTACTTAACGAACCGCCTGAGGAGCGCGACGCCTTGCTGGAGTGGGCGCGGGAGAATATCCGCAAGTCCATCGGCCCTAAGAAGGTCGGCGAGTATATCCACGTTATGCCGGGCAAGGTAGTAGGGCCGTACGCCAACGGCGACGTCCGTAGGACGATTAAGATTTTCAATAAGCTATGGCCTACCATAGTGGCGCGAGGCATGGAGAGCGCTTACGACCGCGAGCGCGAACTAATGCCCATCTTTCTGCAGAACGAGCGGGAGGGTCTACGGGTGGATATGGCCCTGCTGCGCCACGACATCAAGGCGTTCCAAGCCGAGCGCGACAAGGCTGACGCGTGGCTGCGCAAGCGGTTGAAGGCGCCGAAGATGAATATCAACAGCAACGAGGAATTCGCAGAGGCGCTGGCGCAGGCCAAGCTGGTCGCTGACGAGGATTGGGTGATAAATAAGGACGGCACGCGCAGCGTGAGCAAGGCAAACTTCACCGAGGACATGATCCGCGACAAGAAGGTTCACCAAGCGTTCGGCTACCGCAACCGGCTAGGCACCTGCCTCAATATGTTCATGGTGCCGTGGCTGGCCCAAGCGGAGATCAACGATGGTCGCATCACCACGCATTGGAACCAAGTACGCCAGCCGGGCGGCGGCACGCGCACTGGACGACCTAGTACCAACGCCCACAACTTCCTCAACCTAAGCAAGACATGGGATGATAAAGCCGATGGATATGTTCACCCGGAATTTCTTAAAGTTTTGGAACTCCCCTTGGTTCGCCGTTACGTTCTCCCTGATGTCCGTAGTCTGTTCTGTCACCGCGATTATAATCAGCAGGAACTAAGGATCATGGCCCATTTTGAAGATGGGCCGCTGATGGCGGCGTACCAAGCCGACCTGCGAATGGACGTGCATGACAAGGTGAAGGCGCTAATCCTCGAAGTTACCGGCAACGACTGGGACCGCCGCCCGGTCAAGATCGCCAACTTCCGCGCATTGTACGGAGGCGGAGCTCCCGCCGCCGCTGCGGGGATTGGCTGTAGCCTAGCCGAGGCGAAGCAGCTACTGGACGCGCGCAGCCAAGCCCTGCCCGGCGAGAAGATGCTGAAGAAGGAGATCAAGGAACTCAGCGCTATGGGCAGCCCCATTATCACATGGGGCGGACGGGAGTACTACGTTGAGCCGCCGGGCTGGAGCGAGCGCTTTGGCCGACACATGACTTACGAGTACAAGCTGCTGAACTATTTGGTGCAGGGCAGCGCGGCGGACGCCACCAAGGAGGCGATCCTGCGCTACCACAGACACCCCGGCAAGCGGGGCCGCTTCCTCGTTACGGTGTACGACGAAATTAACGTAAGCAGCGAGCCCGCCAGCACCGAGAAAGCAAGACGTGCGGCCGCAATTCACGAAATGGCCGTGCTGCGTGAGTGCATGGAAAGTATTGAATTCGACGTGCCATTGCTGACCGACGGCAAGTGGGGCGATAATTGGGCCGACGTCAAGAAATTCCCCGAAGGCCCGTCTGTATGGGAGATCAAGAATGCCGCCTAAACTGACACGAGAAGCGCCGACGAAGCTGTTCTTCCCAAAGCTTGAGCCGGCGACGCTACCACTGCTCACGGCGTGGAGTTACACGCGGTACGCCGATTACAAGCGATGCCCCATGTTCTTCGCTTACAAGCATCTCCTGCGAATCAAGGAGCCAGCCGGGCCAGCCATGCAACGCGGGCGGGACATACACAAGGAAGGGGAGGTCTACCTGTCGTCGCCGCGTAAGCCGCGCAAGGTGCCCGACAGCTACGGCCACTTCCGCGAAGAGATGGAGCAGCTACGCGGGCTGAACCCTAGCGTTGAGCAGCAATGGGGCTTCCGCCAGGACTGGACCCCCACTGGATGGTTCGACAAGGACTGCTGGACGCGCAACGTGCTTGACGTCTGCGTGGTTTACGATGACCACACGGCCGACGTCATTGACCACAAGACTGGCAAGAAGTACGGCAGCAACGATGAACAGATGGAACTGTTCGGGCTGGTCACCTTCTGCAAGTTCCCGGAAGTCATTGAAGTAACGACGCGCCTGTGGTACTTGGATATCGCCGACCCGCGCGAGAACAGGGTGGAGGCCGACTTCAAGAAAGCCGATGAAGCGGCCCTCAAGAAGGATTGGGCCAAGAAGGTCAAGCCCATGTTCATGGACCGCAAGTTTCCACCCCGGCCGAACGATAAGTGCAAGTGGTGCTTCCTGAGCAAGGAGAAGGGCGGGCCATGCAAGTTCTGAACCTTCTGCGCTACGATCTGCCGCGCGCTTTCGCCAAAGACTGGAAGCAGCTATGGTGCGATCATAAGTGGCGGCGCAGCGGCACCACGTACAGCACTGTCAAGAATGGCCCCGGTGAATGGGACTTTATGGTCGGGAAGCCGTTAGCGAGCCATTTCTACTGCGAGAAGTGCGACAAGAGCAGGAGGGTGCCATGCCGCTTCTAAGTTCAGAACCGAAGATTTATCCGCTTCTGCGATCCGGCCGAGCGCTGCGGGAATTGCGGCGACATGCCGAGCGCGTTCGCGGCCCTGATGTCCGGGTATTGTCATGCGAAGGGCCGTACGACGATACGCTTCTGTACATCACGGAAGGCTGGACCGTGGAGGCCGCCAAGGCGTACGCCAGGAATCTTGGATTTAAGCCGTTGTATATCGTCAACCTATGGAGGAAACCATGAAGAAGACCGCGTTACAGATTGCACGAGAAATGAAGCTGCCCGGTTACGCCGTGGCGGCGCTGGATTACGAGCGCCATCCGCAGCAGCGAACGCTCGCGTTCCACCACTTGTTTGATGCGCCTGTGCGGAGCCAGCGCCCCGATCGCACATTCTCGCACATGGGGACCCAACGTGCCGCTTTTCGCGCAGCGTTCATTTTGTCGGAAGCCATAGAAATTCTGGAAAAGGGCTTCGGCTTGGAAGTAAGCCTTTCTGTCGCCGCCCCGAACCGGCTGGCATACGAGGCGAAAGGAAGCTGCAACGCCGAACTCACGAATGCACTGCAGAGCGCTATGGCAGACAGTGGCAAGCGTGACATCGTCGAAGTCGTGGATGGGCTAGCTGATCTGAACGTCGTTGTCAACGGCTTTGCCATCGAACTCGGCGTGGACATGATGGCAGTGGACCAGGAGACATTAGCAAGCAATCTCACAAAGCTTGGAGAGGACGGCCTCCCTATGGTCGCTGATGGCAGCGATCCTAAATGGCCCAAGGGGAAGGTTCTCAAGGGGCCGAATTTCGTGGAACCGCAGATAGCAATGGTGCTAGGACTGGAGGACTAACATGGCGAAGTCAGAACCACAACCTGAAAAGCTGCCCGACATCCCCAATCTGGTGGAAGGAAAGCACTCCTCTTCGGAGATGTCGTCCATCGCGGCGCGGTACATCAAGATATCGCGCGAGGATATTGAGCTGATCCTCGCCAGCGAAGGCGACGACGATACCAAGCTTATTCAGGAAATTCGCAGCCTTGCCGCCAGCGTGCTGAGCCAGGACGAAACGAAGGGCCAAGAATAATGCGACATGTGATGCATGACCTTGAGACGTTGGGGCAGACACCGGGCTTCATAATCCTCAGTATCGGCGCTGTGGCGTTCGATGAAAACGAGATCGATGAACTCGGTTTCTACGCCGTGGTTCACCGGCCCACGTGTGAGGAAGTATTCCTACGAGAGGAGGAGGATACTAAGAAGTGGTGGGACCGTCAGGGCGAGGAGGCGCAGGCCGTTCTGCACCAGTCCCTGGACCCCGAGCAAAGCGTGCCGCTAACTGCCGCCCTGCTAGCCTTCAACGCGTACCTTGGACGATATGGCGGCTGGCGGGACGTAAGACTTTGGGGCAACGGCAGCGACTTCGACAATGCCGGGATGTCCTGTGCCTTTGACGCAACAAAGATAAAACCGAATTGGGCTTTCTGGAACAATAGGTGCTATCGTACGTTAAAGGCGCAGGCACCTAGCATCAAGCTGGTGCGCGAAGGGACGTATCACAACGCACTGGATGACGCGAAGTCACAGGCGCGGCATCTGCAAGAAGTTCTCAGAAGCACCAATCTGGCGCTCAACTGAGAAAGCGAGGCGGGCGCGTTCCCGCCATCATGGGAGTACTACCATGACCGACAAGAAGAAGGAAGAAAAGGACACGGCCCGCGAAGAAGGCGGAACCGAGTTCACGCGCGAAGAAGCGGCGCAGGCTGGCGGCTACAATCTGCCGGGCGGCGCACCGCCAATCACACCGGAGACGGGCGAAGACGGCGAGCCGGTGGCTCAGCCAGTACTTGACCCCGGCGCGGCAGCGGGCAGCGACGATCCGGCAGTGTCCGGCGGCGTTGACCGTAAAGACCGCGACCGCGTAACCACGCAGGGAGCGCGGGAAGCAGCCGGGCCGTTCACCGGTCAGGGGAACCAAGACGCTCTGCGCACGCAGGGACGGCAGGGTGCCAGCGACGCCCATCACGCCGACCAGCGTACCAGCGGCGACGAGAGCGCTGTAGAAGGCGCCGAGCCCGATGCCAAGAAGTCCGATAAGAAGGGCTCGTAAGCATGAAGCCGCTCGAATCTAAAGTCGAGCGGGACGCATGCGGGGACGCGTTGAACAAACTTCGCGTCCCCAACATGAAGATGCTGCATACAGGGGGCGAAACGGGCTGGCCTGATAGGGTGTTCTTCATAGAAGGCGGGCGGCCACTGCTCATTGAATTTAAGAGGCCGGGTGAGAAGAACGATACATCGCCTCGGCAAGAGTACATTCATTCTATCCTAAGGGAACTAGGGTATGACGTCCAAGTCCACGACAACAAAGACGAGGCGCTTGAAGCCGTCCGGTCCGCCAAAATGGACGCCGCACGGCTATCAAAAGCGAGCCATAAAATTCGCGCTCGAAAGGCAAGCCGCAGGGCTGCTTCTTGATCCAGGCTTAGGGAAGACCAGCATCGTCCTAGCGGCGTACGACATACGTCGCAAGGCCAAGCTGGCCCGGAAGCTGCTGGTGATCGCCCCGCTGCGGCCCTGCTACATGGTCTGGCCCGCCGAGATAGAGGGCTGGCAGGACTTCAAGCATCTGCGCTACTCCGTTCTGCATGGCAAGCACAAGGCCAAGGCGCTGGAAGCCGACGCCGACGTGTACATCATAAACCCGGAAGGCTTGGATTGGCTGATAGGGCAGTTCATGAAGGGTGGCCGCTTTGACCGCAGCGCGTGGATGAAGCTTGGCTTCACCGACTTGGCCGTTGATGAGCTCACGCGGTTCAAGCACAGCAAGGGCAAGCGGTTCAAGCTGCTGAAGAATATCCTTAGCCTGTTCCAGGTGAAGTGGGGCCTGACCGGCACGCCCGCGCCGAACGGCATGCAGGACCTCTTCGGTCAGATGTACGTGCTTGATGAGGGCAACGCTCTCGGCCGCTACATCACGCACTACCGCATGAACTACTTCTACAATCCTGACGGCAACGGCTGGAAATGGGTGCCGCGCGCCGGGGCCGCTGAGCTGATCTACGAGAAGCTTAAGAACCTGTGCATCCGCATGCGGGCGGAGGACTATTTGGAGCTGCCCGAGATCACGCCCCTAAAGGTGATGCTGGATTTGCCGCCCGCCGCGCGCAAGACGTACGACCTTATGGAAGACGTCATGATTGCTAAGATGGAGGACAAGCTGGTCGTCGCCAGTAACGCCGCCGCTGCGAGTACCAAGTGCCGCCAGATAGCGAACGGCGCAGTGTATGTGGACGACGACGTGGCTAGCATTGTTCGTGGAAGCACCGGGCGCAAGGTGCTAAACGTCCACGACGTAAAGGTGGAGGCTGTCAGTGAGCTCGTTGAAGAACTACAAGGCAATCCGCTTCTCCTTGCTTACGAGTTCAACCATGATCTGGACCGTCTCCTGGCCCATTTCGGTAAGGAGACTCCCTACATTGGCTCTGGGGTTAACGCAAAACGGAGTAAGGAGATTGAGTCAGCCTGGAATGCTGGAGAGATACCTTTACTCCTGGGTCATCCGGCCTCCATGGGACACGGGCTCAATTTTCAGAGAGGCGACGCCAGCCACGTAGGATGGTTCAGCATGTTCTGGGACCTGGAACTGTACGACCAATTCATCAGGCGCGTGTGGCGGCAGGGCAACAAGAGCCGACGCGTGTTCGTTCACCACTTTATGATGCGCGATACCTGCGACGAAGTCATATTCTTCGCACAGCGCCGCAAGGCACGCGGGCAGAACGCATTGGGCGAGGCGCTGGTTGAATTGCAGGGCATGCGCGCCCGGCGGAAATAATGCTTGCAAGTCATCTTTGCGGGGTTTAGAACTGCTCGCTGCTGAGGAAGGGGAACACTTCGTGGCACGGAAGCCAAAGATAGTCAAGTCTGCGCACGTAGCGCCTAAGTCTCTGCCCAAGCTGCCGTTCAGCATGGGCGACCGGGGGCAGTATATCCGCAAGGCATGGGTCGCCGTCGCCCCAATGGGGAAGACCATCCTTGCGTGCCTGTACTACGAGTTCGCGTGGAACCGCGTGAACGTGGCCGCCGTTCCCATCAGCGAAATTAACACCGACCACACGGGCACCAAGCCCTTCTTCGTGGATGGTCATCACACAGGGCTAGGGCCAACGGTCCTTGCTCAGAAAACTCACCTGCCATGGCTGAAGATTCAGGCATTGCAGGGAGGCGCGACGCCGGACGCTATCCGGTATATGGGTCAGGTAATGAAGCTGACCAAGAATGAGGAGGCCGAAATGGCTAGCAGACTGAAGAAGAACGCGGAAACACCTGCCAAGACGAAGCCCGTCGGCAAGGGCGGCAAGGTTGCCGGTGCCAAGAAGGGCGGAAACCCGGAAGCGCTCGAAAAGGCGCGCGAAGCTGCTGCAAAGCGGAATGCTGAGAACGCAGCCAAGAAGATCACGGTGCTGGTGAAGCCCGCTGATGTCAAGCTGCGCGGTGGTCGCAAGGCGAAGTTCGACTGGGTTGCCAAGAACAAGCCGAAGACTGTTGGCGACGCGATCGGCGTGGAAGTTACCGACGAAGAGGGCAACACTCACAAGATCGACATGGGCGCCCTCCGCGGCATGGAAAAGCGCGAGCACATTCGCATCGGCTAATCCCCCTCGGCCCGGCTCCCCAAACATGGCCCCGTTGAGCATTCGGCTTGACGGGGCCATAGTACCACTAGGAGAACTGTCATGCTCTTATACGTCCACAGCGCGGGGCGAGGTCATCTCCCCCTGCCTACGCTGGACACGCTGCTTGCCAGCAAGCACGCGAACATCGTTAGGTTGGTCGTCCAGGCGGCCGAAGTGCGCAAGTACGCCCCGCACATTAACAAGCTGCCCGATACCGAGCAGTTGATCGTCCTACCGCCCAAGATAAAGCGCCTTAGCCCGACCCGGCAATGGCTGCTGGAAAATTGCCCAAGCAACAAGATGATATTGTTTGACGACGACCTCGCTTTCGCGGTTCGGCGCAAGGACGATATCACCAAGTTTCGCCCCGCTGAACCGGCGGACATTACCCGCATGATAGACATGCTGCACGATTACCTTGACAGGTACGTCCATGTCGGCCTAATGGCGCGGGAGGGCGGCAACCGCATCAAGACCGATGCCAAGGGCAAACCCGTCAAGCACTTGGAGGCGATTCGCATGATGCGCGTGCTTGGCTACAACCGGGGAAATATGTGCGGCGCGCCCCGCTTTGACCGCCTGCCTACCAAGCAGGACTTCGACATGACCCTTCAGCTTCTCCGGACTGGCTACCCCAACGCGGTCATCACAGAGTTCGTGCATAATCAGGCGGGCAGCAATACAGAGGGCGGCTGTAGCGCCTACCGCGACGAGGCGATGATGGCTAGGTCGGCCGAGTTGCTGCGCAAGCTTCACCCCGATTACGTCAAGGTCGTTACCAAGGAGACGAAGTCGGCTTGGGGCGGCGGCGAACGCGTGGACGTGCAGATATCCTGGAAGAAGGCATTGGCTAATGGGTGACGAGGGGGCGAGGCTTTTGGCCGGTTGCTTGATACTGGCTGTGATTATGATGGCAATCCAATTATCAGGAGGCGCAGATGCGTACGGCAGATTTAGCGAGATTTATTTGCGAGCGGGAGGCGGTTCGGATCAACAAGGAAACGGACAAGCCCAAGCCTTGGACTAGCGACCCAATTCTGCAGACCTACAGGTTCTGCAACGTACGGCGGGAGAACGACGCGGTCACGCGCTGGCTGCGGCGGCACTACTACCCGACCTTCGCTCAGGAGGACTACGTCGGTTTTGCCGCCGTAGTGGCTCGGCTGTTCAACCTGCCCGCTAGTCTGAACGATATAAAGGGCTTCGTCCTGCCGTTCAAGCCTGCCGCCATGCGCCGCGTTCTGGAGGATCGCAAGCGGGCGGGCGAGAAGAACTTCAATGCCGCCTACATCGTATCCACGAACGGCGTACCTATGGACAAGGTGCAGTATCTCATTGAGCGCGTACTCGGCCCGCTGTGGGCCAACCGCAAGGCGCTTCTCCCGATGCAATCCCTGGAGGAGTGGCACAAGCGGCTAATGGCGTTTGATGGGCTAGGCAGCTTCCTCGCTGCTCAGGTTATAGCGGACATGAAGTACATGCCGCCGCTGTACAAGGGGCGGAAGCCGACGAGCTATGCTACGGATTGGTGGACGTTCGCGGCCAGCGGCCCCGGCAGTCGCCGCGGTCTGAACCGCGTCTACAATTATCCGGTAGCCCAAAGCTGGAACGAGAAGGAATGGCGACAGCATCTTCTACTTCTGCAGGAAGCGCTGAACAAGCTGCTTGATAAGAGCGACCTGTTCCGGGGCCACCCGCTTCACGCGCAGGACGTGCAGAACTGCCTGTGCGAGTTTGACAAGTATGAGCGTATCCGCTTGGGCGAGGGTCGCCCGAAGCAACTTTATCCGGGAGCAGCATAATGGGAAGCGATATCGACCGATTGATAATGATTATCAACGAAAACCAGAACGAAAGGCGCAGATGGAACGAGGACGCCCTTGCACAGAACTACGATGCTAATTACAAGCATCAAAAGGCGTCGGGCAAGGTGTACAACGTCCTGCTCGTAAGGGCTTGCATAGAATTTTTGATACTTGTGGCGCTAATCGTAATCGCCCTGTAGGAGAACAGATCATGTCAACGTACGAAGCAAGACACCGCCCGTTCACGCAGAACATCAGCGTGCGCAACGTCAACGATGCGCTGGAGCATGCCCTGCGCTATCTGCCTTACAACAGCGAGGCCAGCGGCAGCCGAGCAGGCCGAGTAATGGTGAGCCACACTCCTGTGATCACCTGCTATGCTAACCCGTGCGAGCGCGTGCTGTTCAGCCCCATGCGGGACGCCAATCCGTTCTTCCACTTCATGGAAAGCCTGTGGATGCTAGCCGGGCGGGATGACGTCGCCTACCCGGTACTCTTTAACAGCACGTTCGGCCAGTTCAGCGATGATGGCGAACGGTTCTGGGGAGCGTACGGCTTCAGGTGGCGCAAGTGGTTCGGCTACGACCAGCTTAATCTGATCATCGAGGAGCTAAAGCGCGATCCCACAAGTCGGCGCTGCGTGCTGAGCATGTGGTCGCCCGGTTACATCGTGTTCCCAGACAGCGATACTACGGTTAACATGGTGCAGCCCGACCTGATGCAGGCACTAGGCGGCGGGAAGGACGTGCCGTGCAATACCAACGTCTTCTTCCGCGTGGTGGACGACAGCCTGGATATGATGGTCAACTGCCGGAGCAACGACGTGTTCTGGGGAGCGTACGGCGCGAATGCTGTGCATTTCAGTTTCTTGCTGGAATACCTTGCCAGCGCCATCGGCTGCAAGGTCGGGCGCTACTGGCAGAACAGCTTCAACTTCCACGCCTACGTTGACAAGTTCCCCGAGGACAAATTCAACGCCTACAGCAACGACGCCCGCGCGCATAACCTGTACGAGACGGAGCAGCTTAAGCCGTTCCCGTTGATGGTCGGGCCGCGTGAAGACTGGGACCTGGACCTCTGCGTCTTCATGCGGTGGTCGGAAGTGGTAGGAATGGGGGACGACACGATGGCGATCCCGCAATTCGACGAACCGTTTTTCAACGATGTAGCGGTGCCGATGCGACTGGCATGGATGAACCACAAACAGAAGGACTACGCCAGCGCCGACAGTCTCTGTAATCTCATCGCGGCAGAAGATTGGCGCGCCGCGTGCAAGGCTTGGATCACCCGCCGTTGGCAGCGGCACGCAAGAAAGGTAGACGGAAATGATCAGTAAGGAACTCCTACGTCAGCGGGTAGCGTTTATCCGTCAGGGCAGCGAAGTGGAGCGCTTCCACACAAAGCGCATGATACAGCGTAACGATGTCGGCCATCACAGCTTCCACGTGGCTATGCTGGCCGACCTATTGGCGACCGCCGCTGGCCTGTCGGCCGGGATCAAGTACGACATCATGCGGGCGGCGCTCGCCCACGACCTTGCTGAGCATATCGTGGGCGACATGCCCGGCGATGCAAAGCGGGAACTCGGCATCCGCGAGCAATTCGCTAGGTACGAGCAGGCCCGCTTTGATGAAGTAGGCATGGACTACGAGTGCATGCTTACTCCGGATGGCAGGCGCATCCTCAAGCTGTGCGACATGCTGGAAGGCGCGTTCTTCTGCGTTAGCGAGGCCAGCCTTGGCAACGCGCGCATCGGGCTGGTCTTCCGAAACTTCTGGGGATACATCCAGAAGTTCGCCCCGTTCAGCGAAGCGGAGCAAATTATCGTTGACTACCTGCTGGAGCTGTGGAATCACTACGGCGTCAGCGATGCCCCGGCGTGGGGGCGGACCGCGCACAGCGAAGACTCATTAAAGGATGTAACCATCATGGGCCAAGACGAAGACGAACGCAGCGAGAGCATCACTTATCGGCCTAGCCCGCTGATGGATGTGCTGCGCACCGAAGAAGCCGAGGGCCGTGCTACTCCGCCGTCCATGTCCAATGCTCCTACGCTAGGGGGTGTGCCGGTGCCACAGCTACCCAAAGACGACACCAGCGACGATCGAGCGAGCCAGGATTTAACGACCGGGCCTCTGCATGCTCCGGCCAATGCCCGGCAGCACGGCGGGGACCACTACAAGGGCGTCGGGTACGAGCATTGGGATTTGGTGCTGGATACTAACATGAATTATTTCCAAGGCTGCGCGACGAAGTACGTTACGCGGGCGCGGAAGCATGAGGCAGGATGCCGGCTCAATATCCTTAAGGCTATCCACTACGTTGATAAGCTGGGAGAGGCGGCCTTTGCCGGGCGTATCGGGCCAGCGAAGCGTACCGTGCCAGCGAACGCGGCCTATAGCAGCGAGCAGATAAACGAGTTCGCCGCTGCCAATCAACTTAGCAACGGCGAACTCCAGATTATCAGGGACATTATCGCCTGGAGGCTTGATCAGGCGAGGGAGGGGCTGAAAGTGCTCTTGGGTGATTGTCCGGAGCAGGAACCACGAGCCGACCGCTAGCCACGAGTACGATGAACACCGACGCTATGATGGTCACAATAATGCCAGCTAACGTCGGCACGTAACGAACGATCCAGGTCCAGGTCTGCGCCTTAGCGTCTACCTGGACCTGTTTCATTTTGATGTCGTTGACGTCCTTGCGTAGCTCGTTTAGCTCTACGCCAAACTGCGGCAGCGCCTCTATCCGTATAACGCGCTCCCGCACGTCAACGACCTGCCTAAGCGTCTCCTTCTGCTCTTCCTGGATGCCTACCATCGCGCGCTGCACCGTTTCTAGTACAGTCGTGTTGGCACGCATGGCCTCAACGAAGAACTGCATCGCAGCTTCAGAAACCGGAACGCCTTGACCTGCCATAATGAACTCCCCGGCAAACATCTGAATCTTCTCATCGGTCATGGTGTCACCTTGTGGGCGGTGGACAAACCCTCTCGTACGCTAGGTCGTGGGCCTTTACCTGCTCCACGGTCTCGGGCGTGTCATATTTGTTGGCAGCGTCCTCAGCCTGACCGGGCTTAATCTCGCTGTAACTGATGCCCGTTGCGATAAGGCAATAGTCGCTAACGGTTCGGACAGTTTCTGTCGTACTTGTCGCACACGACATTAAGCTCGTCGCTAGTGGGATTGTTAACAGCGTCTTGAGCCTGCTTAACATCTTCGATCACCTTTCCTTGGCTTTCCGAGCGCTCCTTGGTTACGCCGGATTCTATGAGAATATTGTCGGCGTCCTGCTCAATCTGCTTGCAGCCGCGAACGCCAACAGTGATGGCGGCCACAAGGGCAAGGGCGGCTAGGCCAACGACGACCCATCCCCAGATGCCAGTAAGCCCGAACGGTGGTCTCATTTCCATGCTCCCTTGGTTAGCGCCTTCTCAAACTCCATGGCGTAGCCCGCCACTAGGTCGGCGCGATCGGTTCCATTGATGATGCGGCGCGCGTTGCGGTACTGCTCGCGCGTTGGATTATTGGGCAGGTAGTCCCGCAGCTTCTTGCCGGTGAACCATCCTTCCAGCATGCCGTTAAGCATGATTAGCGTACTTATCTTGGGGTCCAGGGCTTGGTCAGGATTGGCGATTAAATCGACCTCCTCGTGGCCTAGCTCACGCAATCGCTGCGTTGCGAAGCGGTAGTTCTTCTCCCACGTTAGCTGCACTTCCCCGCGCCCGTACCACGGATAATACCGCAGGTTCTTGCGCCGCCAAGCATCGCTGACATTCAAACCCTCCCGCACCGCCTCCATCGTCTTGGCCGTCTCGTGGTACTCCGTTGCCAACGTGTAAGCGCACCACGACAAGGGAAGCTGTCCGGCTGCGCACGTCAGGGTCATCTGTATGCCGTCAAACTGGCTCTGCGTCATAGTGGGGAACAACTCCCCGGCCTCGCCGCGAATGTAGTCGTAAAACTCGCTTGGCAGCATCAATCCGATGCCGTCATCAACCGCGTGGGGGAGGACGCTAGGCAGCGGCTCGGGCTTCGGCGCACACGCAGCATCAATGAATATGCGTAAGTCGTCCAGAGCCTTCCGGGCGTCGGCGCAGTTGGTAATCACTTGATCTTATCCTTCTCGGGCAGTTCGCCCTCGCCGGTAGGGGCCGCGTCGGCTATCTGCTCGGCCTTGGCGTCAGCGGCTTCAGCGACCTTCTTGGCCCCGGCTGCGGCTGCGGCGGCCTCGCCACCTGTAGCCATTTCGAACTCGTTGCCTAGCACCTTGCCCTTGATAATGCGGCTGCTGATAACCAAGCCAAGGGACAGCAGCACGACGATGATGCCAACGCTGTCCAGTTTGGAGTTCCACGTCAGGGAATCCACAATGGTCGTAAGTACGCGGGCGACGGCGTCGTTAACAGCGGAAGGCCGCTCCCGCAGCAACTCGGTTATCAGTCGGTCGGTCTGCTGGTTGAACTTGTCCGTCTGTATCCACTTCAGCAGGGTCAGCACCATGGCCCCGCCGATAGTAGCGATAAGCGCGATAAAGGCCAGGAGGTCTCGGTGGCCCCAAGGCGGAAGCTTCGCGTACCGTACGAGCATGTACAGCGCGATGACGGCTGCTAGGCCGCCTATAATCATCACAACGATCATTGACGTCCTCCTGCTACAGTACGCGACGTTCCGGTAATGGCGGGCAGCGCGATAGCCCGGCTGATCTTCGCGGCGGTCTGCTTGCCGTAGCTGGCCTCCAGCATATCGATGAGCGTGTCAACCTGCTTCGGGTCTAGCGCCATCTTCACAATTTCTCCGGCCTCGTTATCGCGGACGCCGATGCTGCGCAGAACGTTCATCGCAGCTTGGCCCCAATTACCGGTCTTGATATGAACCGCTGCCTGTAGCATGTCGGCCGCAGCGGCGTCGTCGGCGCCCCTGACCGCCGTGGCGCTGCCGGTGTTCGGCGCTACCTGAGCGAGGTCCTTTAGCTGGCGCTCGCTAATAGCCATGGTTTTCTCAAGCGCCTCAGCGTTGATCGGGCCAAACGTCGCCACGTTGCGAACGTGCTGTTCCGGGCTAACCGCGATGCGGCGGGCGACGGACGGCGCGTTGGCGATGTTCTCGCCAGCGGCCTTCTGCACTTCTCGGCGCGCGCCCTGCATCATGCGCTGCTGATCGCTAGGCACGCCCGGAGCCGGGCTAGTACCATCCACCTTAGCGGCGCGATTTGCGAACTCGTCGGCCTTGTTTGTCGCCAGGAAGTCGCCGCCGACGTCAACGGCGTCCAGCGTCTTGGAAGTCTTGGCGTACTCTTCCATCGCCGTAGTATAACCGGGGGAGGCCGCTTTGGCTTCGTCTCTGATCTCGCGAGCAAAGCCCTTGAGCGCGCGGGCGGCGTCCTTATCACCTGCGTCGGCCAGCGCGTTGAACTTGCGGGCCAACCGGTCGGCGATATCGACCGTCAAACCGCCGTCCTTGGTTATCTCGCCAATTATCTGGTCGCGCACCTTGGGCGGCATGCGCGGGTCGATCTTGCCGATCTCCTTGAGCATGGCAGGCATGCGCTTCATCGCGTCCAGTGTGTCCTTGTCAGTGACTGTACGCATGGCCCGCGCGATGGCCCGCCTGCCGTCGGCGGTATCCAGAATCTCAACCATGCGCGGCGTGAACGGCACCGGGTCACCGCGAATCGGCAGCATGGCCGCTTCGATCTCAGCCGTGCGGGTTTCCCTAAGATCGTTTACGACGTCGTCCAATGGACGGTTCAGTTCGGCCTGTGTGGCAGTACGGGCGGGCGCGCCAACGGTTGAGCGATCAATCGCCTCGGCCATGTTCCGGTCAATGCGTTCCGGCATGCTCAGGCGGGCGGCGTCGTACGCCTGTGTCGCAGTCTCGCGTCCTGGCCCCGGCCTGCGCGCCATGGCTCCCACAAAGCCGCGACCGCTTTCGTCAATCGCGTTAGCCAGAACAGGGTCGTGGCCGGTGTCGCGGAATTCCTGCACGCGGGCGCGCATGGCGGCGGGGTCTTGCGGGATGCGCGCGGCCATAACGTCCACAGCGCCTTGCATGGTTGACTGCTCAGGGCTCTGGCCCATGATGCGTCGGCGCACCCAATCGCTGATGCCTAGCCGCTGGTCAACTCGGTTAGCCAAGCTGCCTGTCACGTTCGTCACGCCGGGCAGGATGCCGCCGATAAGGCCGCCTATTCCGGCCGCAGTACCAACGCCGTTCCAGCGGTCGTCTATGGGATTGCTAAGATAAGCGTTCACAGCACCTATGGGCGCGCCAGCCGCAGCCGTGCGCAGCGACGTCCCTAGCCAGTTAGCGCCCTGAAGAGCCTTTGTGCCGACAGCTAGCGGTATCGTGCTGACGACGCCGCCTGCTCGGCCAAGGTTGGTCGCCCAAGGATTCTCCTCGCTCAGCAGTTCACTGCGCTCCTCAAGGTTGCGCATGTTCTGCCGGTACGTGCGGTCGGTGAACATAGCATCCACGCCAGCGGCCACTTCGTCAACGATTGGCGCAACAAAGTCCACCCCGTGATGCAGAGCCGCGGTCCATGGGCTGTCGGCCGCTTCCTCCTGCGCTACCGTGCGCTCGGGCTCCGCGTTCTCGCCCATGAACTTCAGGCTACGGTTCTGCGGGTCGGGCACGCCTGCCTTCTTGGCTAGCGCGCGGATTTGCGCTGTGGACGAACCGCGCGGCGCGCTGAACACGATGTTCTTGCCGCGAACCTGCGTCTGCCAGTTGTCCATCGCCGGCTCGCTATCGGCCGGCTCAGCGTAGCTGGCAAACTCATTAACGACCGGCGCTGGCGCTGGCGGCGGGGGAGCCAGCTCCTCCTCTTCGGCGACTGGCGCTGGCGCGCCGCGCGGCGCAAACTTCAGGAAGGGATTTGCCATTACTTTCCTCCTAGTACTCGCTTCGCAGCGCCATTGCCAAAGACAGCGTCAAACTGCTGACGAGCAGCGGGCGACGGGTTCTTTCGCAGCAAGTCCTGCGCCTCGCGCGGGATGGCGACGTTGGAGCTAGCTGCTGACGCGCCTCCGCCTCCGCCCTTCTTGGTGCCGTTGCGGCGGTCAATGCGCCAAGCCCGATCGTAGCGCGCCCGTAGCTGCTTGGAATAATCCGCGATACGCTGGATATTCGCCTTAAGCTGCTGCGGTGACTGCCCCAAGTCCAGCGCATCAATGTTCTTCTGCAGCGTCTCCACTTCAAAGTTTGACACGTTGCCAAGCGCGCCACCTGTAGGCGACATCTGGCGCATTTCGTCCAGGATGGTGAAACCGATCTGCGACTTCACCGCCTCCAGCTTCTTTTCGAAGTCGTAGGCATCGCCGCCGCGTAGGGACGGAATGTACGAGTTGACGCCGGTGGCTCGCTGGATGCCGGGATGCGACAGCAAGGCGCGGGCGGCCTCCTCCATGCGGATGGTCTTCTGCTTGATGCTTTCGAACGCTTGGTCCTGCTTCATCACCTTGTTCAGGTAGTTAGCGCCGCCGATAGGCTTGATCTCGCCCTTGACACGCTGCCAACGCACGCTCGGGCTAAGGCTCAGTTCCTCGACCTCTTCCCAAGTCAGCACGCTGCCGTCAGCGCCGCCCGCCGCTACCTTCTGCACGGGCGGAGTCTGGAAGTGCGTAACGACTCTTCCGGGGCCAGCCGCGCCGCCCTGTGGCGCTGGCGCGTTGCCTCCGACGACTCCACCGCCGCCGCCAATAACGCCCTTTAGATCATTTACGCGGTTCCGCCACGCCTTAGCGTACCGCCCGTACTTCTTTGGGTCCTTCTGAACTAAGCGGTCGTGCCAGCCCTGCCGCAGCGCGAGATACTTGTTCGGATCACCGCCGCTGGCCTGCAAGAATTCCTTCGCGCGGGAGGGGTTGATGTAATACGTGTCGGCATGCACGGTCGCCAGCGGTCCGGGAAGATTGGCGGCCCCGCTCGGGTTCCAGTAGTCCTCCATATAAATCTGCTTAGCCTGCGCTTCCGTCAAGTCCTTAACATTCTGCGGCCAGCCGGGGCGCGGCCTGTACGATGCTTGGTTCACGCCGAAGTTGACAGGCGCACCATTGGCGTCGCTCGGCGCGTAGCCCCCCTCGTGCTGCCGCGTGAATTTCCAGGACGCTTCAACGTCCGACGGTGCTTGCATCGTATCCGGAACCGGGCCGGGCGCTGGCGCTGCGGTCGGCGCTGGCGTGGCTCCACCTTGCGGCTGACCGCCGTACGTGCGCGGCACGCTGATAACACTGCGGCCAGTCGCGTCGCTGCCCACCGACATGACCTGGTCAGCGTACGGGTTGCGGTAGACTTCGCGGCCACCCTTAACGATTGCGCTGCCGGGCGCGACCACCTGCATCTTCTCGTCGATATCATGCAGGATGGCGGGGTTGGCTATAATCATCTGCCGCCACTCGACGATCTCCTCGGGCTTCATGCCAAGGCCATCCACCAAGATGGGGGTCAGGGAATCGTACGCCGCGCCAAGCTTCTCCGGCGTCGAGTCCGGGGCCATGGCGGCGGGGCCGAGCAGACCGGTAACAGTCTTCAGAGCATCCATCGCCTTGGCGCGCTGCGCTTCCTGCGCTGCTGTGGCGTCGGCCTGCACCTGACGGCGCATATTCCAGCCGATTACGGGGTCGACCTTGGTTACGCCTTCGATCGTGCCAGCCGGGTCCCGATCAAAGTTGACCATCGCCTGCGACAACTTCTTTTCTTTGCGTCGCTGGCGCCACGTATCGCCAAGAGCGATAGCGTTTTGTGCGAACGCCTCAAATCCATTAGGCATTGAGGAGCTCCTTGTAATCTACTGACATGAAATTGCCGACCTTCGGGCCAAGCGCACGCGGCACCTTCTTGGCGATCTCCTGCGCCATGACACCAATGCGCTTCACGGCGGTGGAAGGTTCGCCCTTGTACCGATAGGCGTGCAAGCCGATAGTCTTGCCGTCTACCTTTATGGAGCCGATGCGTTCCTTGTCCTTCTTTAGCCGCTCGTCGCTAGGAATAAGCCCGGCGACGCCAAGACCAAAGTTCAGGAAGTTGCCGACGCCGCTGGCTTTGCCCTCGGCCTTCTGCGCGCGTAGCTGACCGATCTGCTCGGACGAATTGTTGCTCGCGCCCATCAGGTTGCCCATGACGCCAGCGCCGATACCGGCCGACTGTAGCAGGCGATCCATGTAGTTCTCGCGATACTTCATGGCGTTGTCCTGGCCCCACTGCGTGAGAGCCTTCAGGGTGGAGCCGCTGTTAAGCAGGCCCTTCGCCGCCATGTTCTGATTGATGGCTTCCATGCCCTGCTTCGTGGTGAACTCGTAGTCACCCGATTGCAGATACTTCTGGAAAGCATCCTCCTGGCCCGCGCCAGTCAGGAAGCTGTTGTAGCTATTGAACGCATCGCCGCCACCAGTGACCCAAGGCGTCGCCATCGCCTTGTTTTCTTTGTAGACATCCTTGGCGAAGTCAAGCGCCTTATCCATCTGCTTGCTCGAGCCGCCGCCAAACAGGTTATTAATGATACCGCCCATCACTGGCCTCCTTCAAAGACAAAATGTTCTTGCTGCGTGTCGGAACCTAGGGACCGGAACCCGACTATCCTACATAACAAGCGGCACGCGCGCAACTGCAAGGGTATCGCCGCCACAATCTTAGACGCATCATAACGCTGCCGCAGGTCGTCCATGCACCACTTGATGGCTTTGCGGGCTATGCTGCCGCGCCCGTGCTTAAGGAACCCGACATGGATTTGGTAGACGCCGGGGCGCAGCCCGACGAATATCACAATGCCGTGGCCGTCCTCACAAGCATATATCACGTTGTTCGGATTGCTCAGCAATTCCGCGGAGGACACGTAATGATCCCCCTGCTCGATCGTGGGCCGCACGTCCGGGTGATTGGCTATGGCGTCAACCAGCTTATATGATCTTGTCTTGAACATCAATTGCCCTCCGGACTATTGATGCGGTACTTGCAGTTGATCTTATTCGCGAGTGTGTCGTTTGGCACGCGAATGTAAATCTTGTTCGTCGTCACGCGCAGATTGGTGTTGGCAGTTCTCGCGGACTTAGCGTCTATGCTATTAGCGCGGGACGAAATGCGATCATTGGAACCCGACTTCCCAAGATGAATAATCATCCTTATCTCATGCGCGCCGGACTCAACTTGATTGACCGTGCCGCCGCTTATCGCGGTGCCAGCGCCGCCAATCGTATCGTAGCTGTACAGAACCCAATTGTTATCGTTCTGTATGACTGACATATAACAATTGTTCACGTCAGGTGATATGGCGATCGCCATGTATTCAGTCGCGTCCCTGTCGCACTGCAAGACCATTTCTATCTTATCGGTGCCGGTAAGCGTTATGGATTCTGACGAAGCAAACCAATTACCGCTGTTCCACAGAGCAGAAGTAGTCGTGAAAGTCAGGTTTACCCAATCGCTGCCGCCGGAAGGATCCTCCCAAGCCGGGTCCGCGCCAGCGTCATGCGTCGTGAGCACTTGCCCATCATCGCCGGGCGGCAGGCGTTCCCATTCGGTCGCACCGCGGAACAGAATATCGCCGTGGTCCGTGCCGACCATAAAGTCCAGCACTTCGGTCAATGTAAGCTGCTCAACGGGGCCAACGCCGCTGTCGTCACGGGCTATGATGCGAAATTGGTCCACGCTCTGTAGCCCGGCATCTACTGCATCGTCGGTCGTAGCCTTCTCCTCCAGCAATTGCTGAAGCAACTGGATAAAGTACGGTGTCGGCGTGCCCGGCGTCTGTCCGTGCAGGCCGCCCGGCATGCCTTCCGCGTGGATAAGTGGCACGTCATGCTGAAGAGGGTTTAGTTTAGTCGTTGCCAACTTTACCCTCCTCTTCGCCAAGGTCCACGTCCAGCGCGTTGATGCGGCGGGTGTATCCAGTATCAATGATCTCGAATATCATACCGGGCTCGGTTATTTGGCCGAGGCCAACCCACGAAATGTCGTACACTTCGTCAATCTGGTCCATGACTAATTCGCCATGGTTAGTCCAGCTTAGGCCCTCGTCCACACTAGTCCGCAGGGTGATGCCCACGCCCGCGCTAGCTGGCGCGCCCTGAGCCACTGTAAGAGTCGCTCTGTAGCATCCTAGCGCGTTGCGCAGCCGCAACGGCAGCATGCCGCGAACGACAGTGCGGATATTCGTGCGAGCCTCGATGCCACCACCGGAATCGTCGTCGCTACGGGCTTCTGGATCGATGTTCCACATAAGGCCCGCCGACAAATCCCCGCCAACATTTTCCTGTTCCCAGGCGAAGCCATCTATGGCGCGCCAGCCTTGGATAAACGGGCTCTTCCACGAACACCATTGCCGCGTGAGGCAGTCGAACACGATTGTCTTGCCGTTGCCTAAGTTCAGCACGTAGAAGTCGTGATCGTCCTGCGGGAAGTGCCATGCGCGGGCGCGCCGGTCATCCGCGCCAAACTTGATAAGCAGACGCACAAGCGCCTGACTTAACTGCGCCTCCCCGAATGCACCGCCAGCCATAACACGGGCGCGCACCTGTGACGCCTGTGCTTCCTCGGCGGGGTAGCTGATCAGCGTGCGAACTCGCAGTTGGGACGCGCGCAGTTGCGCCGCCTCTTCGCCCAACAGCGTGCGGGCGCGGGCCTGCGTCAGTCGTATGTTTGCCGCCGTAAAGATGGTCCAGGTGCGAGTCTCGCCCGCCACCCACGCGGCCATCCCGCTTACCGACCATTTTTCGTGGTACGTTACGTCGTCGTCCGACCACTCAATGAATATGTTACGCGGGTCTTCGCGCGCGCTGTCCGTGCGAACTGTGTAGACAACTTCCTGGATATCCTTTTCGTTGCCAGCGCCGAAGTCGTACTTCCACCAATGCCCGCCGGAAGGCGGCGCGTTTCCGCCGGTGGTCCACATGGTCGCGCCGTTGTTATCTACGGCATTAGCGGCGGCGATGAACGCGGCGGAGGCGCTGGCCGTCCCCGAGCCGGTTAGGTCCGGCCCGGCTGGCGTTCCTCGCAGCTCAATTTCCATTGCGCCCATGTAGTCACCAGAAATAGTGGTGTCATTGGAACGCAATCTCCAGTAACGGTGGGCTACCATGAGTTATACCGTCCTATCAATCTCGAATAGCATGTCGTCAACTTCGCTAGGCGTCCATGCTGCCAACGTATCCGGCGAGATGTACGACTTGTCCCACCAATATGTGGAAGCGATAGTAATCGGCCTGTCATCGCCGGGGTCCCAATCGACGCCGTTAGGCGACACGCGCATCAGCACTTGGCAATCACCGCCGTCCGTCTTAACTAGGCGGCCAATGGGCATGACGGCTCGCACACTGATAACGTCCGGCGGCAGGTTGGTCATGGTGAACACGGTTGGCGCGGGCAGAGTATTATCCGCGCTGATGTAATCGCTGTCTACCGGGCCGCTGTCGCCCTCGTCCACCAGATCGAAGCCGGTGCTGCCGGTGGACGGCGTCCAGCCAAGCGAATCGTCGCCATCCGGTATGATATCGTGCACGGCGACCGCTCCTTGGAAGTCGTTGATGTACGAGCCAGTGCCGTCCCAGAATACCACGTCCTTGTAATATACTTCGCGCCCGTTGACCTGCGTGCTCTCCGCAGCCTGCCCGATAGTACCGTTCGCTATGTCAGTCGCTCCCAAAGCCAGCCCGGAAAGGTTGACTTTCAAGATACCGTTGACCTTGATCTGTATCGTACCCGCGCTAGCGTGCCGCACGATCTTTGTCTCAACGTGGTTGTAGGCGTTGGCAATCACGGAATTTGGGTCGCTCGTGTAAAGCAGCGTTCCAGCAGCGTTGTAGACCAAGAACTGCCCGGAAGCTCCGACTTCCATGTAAGCGACATAAGTGTTCGCCAGCGTCCTGAACGCCCAATGAGCGTTGCCCTTATTTGTGTCGCCGATCGGAAATTGGTTCAGCCACAGGCGGAAGGCTACGCCAGCGGTGGAAACGGCGGCCGGAAACGTCAAACGAGAAAATATGAGACTCCACGACCCAGTCGAGCTGCTCTGGTTAAACCTGAGAACACGACCGTTGGCGCCAATCGTGGGATCGGGGTCATTTACGATGGTTGTGAAATTGCCCGCGAATGCTCCTTCGTGCGCGGCCCAGATGCCGTTCAGCATATAGTCGCGGTTTGAACCGTAAAGCCCTTTCTGCCCCGAGGGGAAATCTGCCCATATAAGCATCTTCGTTCCTTAAACTGTGCGGTCAATTTCAAACAGCATGTCGTCTACTTCGCTCGGCGTCCAAGCACCACTCGTGTCGGGCGATACGTACGACTTGTCCCACCAATACGTGTTCGCCACCGTGATAGGGCGATCATCACCGGGGTCCCAATCCACGCCGTTGGGGGAGACGCGCATTAAGACTTGGCAGTCGCCGCCGTCGGTCTTGACGAAGCGGCCAATGGGCATAACAGCCCTAACCGCGATAACGTCCGGCGGTAGGTCGGTCATGGTGAACACCGCTGGCGCTGGCAAGGTGTTATCCGCGCTGATGTAATCTGCGTCGTCTGGGCCAGTGTCGCCCTCGTCTACAAGGTTGAAGCCTGTCACGCCAGTGGAAGGCGTCCAGCCCATGGAATCATCACCATCTGGCACAATGTCGTAGACAGCGATGTTACCCTGGAAGTCGTTGATATAGGAGCCGGTGGTATCCCAGACCACGAGGTCCTTCCAATAGACCCCCATGCCAGTTCCGCCGCTGCCGTCAATGCCGCCCATTTGGAACTGCGCGATATTGCTGGAGCTCAGCGCCAGCCCGCTAAGGTTCAAGTCGGCCACAGCCAGCCCGGCCACCTTAACCTGGAGAGCGCCCGTGCCCGCGCCCTTCGTGACCTTGAATTCCACTAGCTGCCAAGCATTCGCGGTCAATACTGGCGTAGAAGTTCCCAGCGGCGTGCCGTTCATGCCGTTGCTGTCCGCACCCGAAACGGCGACAATCTGCCCGGTCGTTGACACGCGTAACGTGAGAATATCTGTGTTGTCGTTCTTGCGGAAGGATATGTAGGGACAGTGAGTAGAATCGACGGGTAGGGAGGACATCCAAAGCCGCACGCCGATACCAAGCGTTGTGACTTCAGCGGGCAGGGCAAACCGCGCGCCGGTGGACGAGTTGCCCGACGAGGAAGTGGATGCCGGGGTGTACAGGACGAAGCCGTCGCTGCCAATCTCCGGATCAGGGTCGGGCTGCAACCCGCTGGTGAACGGGTTGTCAGAAGCGGAGTAGAACTGCGCCCAGATGCCGTTCAGCATCTTAGACTCATCTTGGCCGTAAAGCCCTTTCTGCCCCGAGGGGAAATCAGCCCATATAAGCATCTTCGTTCCTACTCCAAGCCCTGCTGAGCGATAGCATCGCGGATCATCTCCGCGATACCGGGGTTGCTGATCGGTTCCGGGCCGCCCTTAACGTCGTACACCTTGCCGTCGGCCCCGACGACAATAACGCTATCCTTGATCTTCACTGCCGTGCCGCCCCAGATACCGCGGTCGAACAGCCGCCCTTCGATACGCTGGAAGGGAGCGGCGGCGTTGCCTGTGTGACGCCACACTTCAGTCGTCTTACGGCCAAGGAGCCAGAATTGATCGCCAACGGTGCGAACCTGTAGCAGCCAGTCCGGCGATCTCTCAGCTTCAAAGAAGTTCAGCGGGTCAACGACTATTTCGCCGGGGTTTATCCAATAGCACCGCTGCGAGTTGCCCACGACGACAATCGTGTAGTGGTTGATAGAATCCAAGCTGACCGGCGGCACGTCGTCCGGCATAACGATACCGGCCAGCGCCGCCACGCCATCGGTCTGCAATAGCTGAACACCGTCAGCGATAAACACGCGCGGGTCAATATTGCGAATGCAGATGTCCGGCACCGACATGGGGTCGTCGAACGCGATGAGACCCGGGATGAGCGTGACCTGGTCAGCTAGCTGCGTGCCAGTCACCGGGTCGTACTGCTTCGCGACACGGAACAATTCCTCGCCGGATATCACAAAGGCGTCGTTTCCAAAGCACCCTTCTTCGTACGTGCCTTTGCGCCAAGGGCCAGTTCCGATCTCCGTGCGGTAGCGCAACGCCGGGCGCAGCAACAGCGAGACATTTTCGATCAGGTTAGTTGGGTTCTGCTCAAAGAACAGATTTTCAATGATAATCTCCGGCTCCTGCCCGCGATTGCGGCGGAAGGCGTCAATGGCGAGGCGTATCTTCGTCATTAGCTCATCCACAAATCGCTGCGCGGGGCCGGGCCTTCGTCGTCCCAACCACGCCTGCCGGTATCGCTCATACGCAGGACCGCCTCAGGCGCTCGTACGTTGCGCTTCTGCCTGTAAGTGGCCCGCAACTTGGCAAGGCTGTCCTGAAGAGTGTTAGCCGTCTCCGGCTTCACACTGCGGCCATAGCGGGGATTAAGTCGCATCGCCAGCGCCGTCTCAAAGTAATCATCAAATTCAATAGGAAACGGCAGCTCGTCGTCCGCCTCCAGCAGCGTCAGGCGCACCCATTCTCCCAAGTCGCTGCGATACATCCACGTCAGGTTGGCGTTGTCCATGTTAACGACCAGGAACTCGGCCCCCTCAATGCGCTTGCCGCCAGCGTGCAGCGTGATGGGGAAGGTTGCCATTGTGCCCTTCAAGTCCACCAGCCCGATGCGTGCGCCATTGTCCGGCCAAACGGGCAAGTTGATCGTTTGTGTGGACTCGTCGGTAACCATCAGCCGCACATTGGGCGGCGGGCTTTGCCAATCAGACGACGACCAGTTGGCTGAAACCGAGCTAACGCCCTCGGTTCCGACGGGGAACTCAAACAGCTTGGTTCCCACCTTGTTGCCGAAGACACCGGCGATCAAACTATTCAGCTTTGCCAACCCCTCCGCTTGCTGTTCCGCGTTGAGCGTCGCCGTGGCAAGAGCAAGAAGGTTGCTCTCGCGCAAAGCGCCCCGTATGATCGCCAGTGCCGTCGTCATTGCCGGTTACTCCGCTACGCCAACGGCGTCCTTGAGAAGGTCGTAAAGCTTCTCCTTGCGCCAGCTGGGATTGTGAACGATCTTGCGGGTGTTCAACTGCGAGATAATCCACGTTTTCTCGGCCTTTTCCAGCGATGGGAGCGAGAGGATATTGGTATTGTCCACCGGCTGGCCCAACTCGCCGCCCGTGGTTCCGCCGCCATCAACGTCGGCCGTCTCCGGCGCGCCACGGTTGATATTCTCGTCGCCGCCTAGCGTGTGGTCGGCTGCAACAGTGCCAGCGTTCTCAGTGAGGACCGTGGGCCTGCTATCGCGCGGGTTTGACCAATTCGTCGGCCGGTCCTTAGCCGCCAGCTTGTTCGGGTGATCCACCCAACCTTCAGGCACTTCTTCCTCGTGCTGGAAGATTTCTGCCTGCCTGCCGGGGCCGTACCGCCACGAAGGCCATTCCTGATGTTCGTACTTTGGCATTTCAATCTCCTGTTCCCCTTGTTCCGCGCCTCAGCACGCGGAACTCGGGCCGCCTTAAGCGGCTTTCATGATACCAGCGGTGATAAGAGCATCACGCGTGGCCGTAGCATCCGGCGCGGCGGCATAGGCCACCTGATTTTCCGGACGCAGTAACTTGCCGCCGCTGCCGTTATCGTGATAACGGGGCGGGGAGTTGACTGCGTACGCAGCGCCTAGAGTCTGCAGGGCTAGCTGAGCACCCATTGGACGTCTCCTTCTAAATTCCCCTTTGGTAGGCGAGGGCTGGTAGGAAGGGGAACTCGACCCGCCAGCCCTCCAACGACTCGGCTTACGCCGTGCCGCTGAGACGAGCACCCAGTCGCGGATCGACGTTGGTCGTTCCGAACAAGATATCCCACCTGTGCAGGTGAGTATCGTTCGTTCCGTCCGAGGTCTCCCAGTACCGGATGCTGATGCCGGTTTCCTTGTCCGTGCTGTAGGCAGCCCGGCCGGAGCGCGGCATGACCAGCTTCGCGAACGTAAGCTGCAACGCCGACTTGTGGAAGACAGCATTCTGGCGATACGACGTGCTGGCAGTACCCATGAAGGACACAGCCGCGCCGTCGGCCGGTGCCGCGTTCACGGTGGCGTACGCGCCACCAAGAATCATCGGGCACTGGACCTTGAGCGCCGCAATCGCGCCGCCAACGTCAGCCGTCGCATCCTCAAGTACCGTCATCTGGTACAGGAAGGACTGCGGGGCTTTCGTCCGCGGGTTGATTGCGTACACGTCAGCAATCGACAGCACTTCGCCGGCCTTGATAGTGTGGCCTGCGGTCATTCCGTCAATCGACAGCTCCTGAGTGAAGTCGTCCTTGACGGCGTCGTACGTAACAACCTGATTGGCGCCGTTGATAACGGCAGCGCCGGTCGCGGCGCGAGTGCCGGTGGTCAGGTTAATAGCCGACTGCGTCATGTAGGCGTTGGTTCCGCCGATGAGAGGCAGCTCGGCGTCTTCGATCGCAGTACGCGCGATGTCGGACGACGACGGGTGGAAGTTCAGCGAGTTGGACAAAGCCCAATGGTCGTCGACCGAAAGGACGCCAGCCCGGTTGACACGCGGGATGGCAAGGTTGTCAAGACGCTGCGGACCTGCGCTGTAGTCCGTAACCGAGTCGATGAGCTGACCGGGGGTTCCCACCCAATTCGGGAACTCGATGATCTCTTCCATAATCGCCGTATCGACGTACTGCGCCAACGTCGCCGCGTTGGACTGCATGATGGCATCATCAAGCAGCTCATCAACGGTGAGCGTTTCTTCGATCGAGGTGAACTCGATGTCAACACCGGCCTGCCGGTCCAGCGTGACCTCGACTTCGCCTTCCAGCACCGGCTGGACCGCAGCTACCCGACCTTCGCGGACCAGGAACTGCGGTGGACGCCGCGCGAAGATTTTGTCGTTCTTCTTGCGGAATTCATTCTTGAAGGTCGTGGACACCAACTTGCCCATGACCAAGTTGTTCTTCAACAACTTGAGCATGGTGTTGGCGTAGACCTTCGGGGTCAGTAACGCATTAGGCATTTAATCGGCCCTCCTTAGGCCAGTGGCTCTTAACGAGCCTTCTTGCGACGCAGGTGACGATCGGCCCGCTTCTCGAAGTCACTAAAGTCATCGGTTGCCGGGTCAATTTCGTTCACAGCACTTCCACCCTTTGCCCGTGGCGGGGGAGGAGGCGCTCCTGGTGCGCGTTGCGGGACAGCCTCGTCGCCGCCTTCGCCCTTGCGGGCTTTAGCTGCGAGTTCAGCCTTGTACTCAAGTCTGCCAAATTCACGTGCCTGATCCAGAGGAGGCAGCATGGCAATTCTCCGCGACTCCTCTTTGTTGCTCGCCAAGTCCATAGCGATTGCGGGGCCGTACTCCGATGTCTTGATCCCTAGGGTCATTAGATGCGAGCAGAACCACTTGGGTTCACCCGTAGTAGGATCAGGATTGGCTCCTTGTACCACGACTTCGTCGTAGTCAGGGTACAGCTCCTTCGCTTCCTCGACGCGAGCATCGTGCGCTTTCTGAACTTCCGTAACCTGACGCTTTATTTCGTCGGTGGCTACTCGTTCGTCGTAACGCTTGTCCGCCTCGTACCTTGCCAGATCAGCAATGTACTGCGCGTCGGTGTCTCCGTAATGATAATTCGCAGGGTCAGGTCGCCCTGCATCATCCGGAGGGATGTCACCCTGAGGCTGGTTCACGGGAGTACCATCCTCATTAAGGGTTCCATCCGCGCGGCCACGCCAGTACGCGATATCAGCCGCATCCTGTTTACGCTGCTCTTCTAGAGCGGCGAGGCGTGCCTCGGTTGCGTCAGGCTTAGGTTCCGCAGGTTCGGGCGGCGCTGCGCCCTCCTCGCCATCGGCTCCGTCTTCCGATAACGAATCATCCCCTGCGTCGGATGGCTGACGATCATCCACAAACTCCCCGCCATCATCATCAGTGATGACAGCGTCGTTAACTTCGCTTCCGTCCTTGCTGCCGCCAGCGGGCGGTTCAGCGACTGCGGTGCCGCCACCGTCGTCACCGTGGCCATCCGGAGCGCGCATATAGCGCCCGGCTGCGGTTTCGGCGGCGGTCATTGCTAGAAGGCTTGTGCCAATCATAAGGCGACGGGTCATTGCTTGTTCCCCTTACTCTGCTTCTTGGGCCGGGCTGCGCGCCGGGGTGCGCCAGAACGATTTTGATTACCAGAAGGCCGTTCTGGTTGCTGAGCCTTCTTGAGAACTTCTGCTGCGTGAACATCCGGGAACGCTTCGGCTTCCAACTCGGCCTTCTCGGCTTCGGACTTGGCGCGGTCGGCGTCGGCCTCCGCCTTGTCGGCGTCGCTGACAGCCTTGCGCAGTTCCTGCTCTTCCTTCTTGAGCTGGAGCTGAAGCTGCTGGCCCTGCGCCGACTGCATGAACTCCGCCAGCACCGACTGCTTGATCTGCTCGACCATTTCGGGCGGAATCTGCTGGCCGCCTTCTTCGTCGCCGACATCAACGCCCTTGGCCTTCATAGCCTTCTTCAAGCGCTCGGCGATCTCGATGGCACCCGGGAAGTCCTGATACTTGGCAATAAGGTCGGCCGCCAGCCCCATGATGTCCGGCGCAACCTTGATCATCTCCATCATGGCCTGCGCGCCTTCTTGGCGCTGCGTGGTGAACGACGGGCCAGTTTCAACGACCGCGGTGTACTTACCCTTGGATAGATCGATACTTTCCGGATTAGCCGGGTTATTCACTTCAACGAGGCTGTCCTTGTCGGCTTCGTCGATAGACAATAGCTGGCGAATAGTGTCGTAGCAGACACTAAGAAGCTGGTTGACGACGTCACCAGTCTCCGCGATGGCCGCGTTGTGATTGTCATGGTATATGACCGTCGCAACGTCGCCCTCAACCTTGCGCGCGTTGATGGCGCGGCCGGAGACTTCGTTGCTGCGGATGCCGAGGCTAGCGTCGTGGATACCCGACACGTCCTTCATGTCCTGCGCGCACGCCAGTTCCTGATTGATGGCAGCAGCGTTGACCCTCGGCGGCTCAATGCGCTTCGGCTCCTTCATGCCCTGCTTGTATCGCAGCAGCGGGTCCTGCGACAGGTGGGCATTGCGGAAGTCTTCTTGGTAGTCCTCTACCGCTGCGTCCTCGGCCAGCCAGTACGCCTTCGGGGCCATGGCGAGCTCTTCGATCACCACAGCGCGCATATAGCAGCGGTTGCGGATCGGGTCCTTCATCCAACGGGTGAGGCTGTAGCGGTAGCGGTCGTCGCCGACGTTGACGATGCGGCCCTCGGCCCGAATAATGGGGAGGCGATTGATCGGCAGTTCGTACGGCCCGGCAAGGATGTTTGTGCCGGTGACAAGATGCATGCAAGCGTACTTGATGCGCGCTTCTCGGATTAGGGGCTCGCCGGTGCGCGGGTTGATCATAATCTTGTTTTCGGCGACCAGTTGCTCCTTGTTCTCCTCGGTCACCTCAATTATCTGGCCCAAGACATTCAGCGCAACGGTCTTGACGCGCGTCTTCATCTCCCAGAACTCGCATACGCGGGTGGCGTTGTTCTCGTACCAGCCCGCACCGGCCAGCCCTAGCTCGTCAACTAGGGATAGGTCCGGCTTTGCCTTGGGCCATTGCTTCTCGAACTGCGAGTCCGGCATAATGTCTTGAACAAAGACGTGGTCTGCATCGCGGCCCGTTGGTTCAAACGAGAAGCGATCCCAAAGAACCGCCAACGGGTTCGGGATGCCGCCGATGAATATGTCTTGTTCGAAAACGTCGTCCTCTGCGTAGTCAAGATAGACCCTCCAGTTTCCAATGCCACATGAAACCTGATTATCCAAGCCTTGATCGTAAACGCGGTCCGCCTTGCTGCGATACTCAATGCCCTTGATGATGCCAGCGCGTATCTGCGCCTCTTTGGCCGTCGCATCCTTGGCCGGGCGCAGCTTGATGGACGTCTTATTCATCCGGCGGTCGCCAATAACCTGCCCGATGTACTGCGGCAGCGTATTGATCTTCGGGCACGGGCGGCCCTCGCGGGCGGCCTCCACGGCGGGGTCCCAAATCTCGCCGGCGATGAACTTAAGATCGTCCAGCGCCATGTCGCGGTTTTCTTTGTCGTAGTCGTAATCATCCTGGTACGTCTTGCGGACGTATTCCAGATAATCCTCTACAGTCTTGAAGCCTTCCGGCACGTACAACGGATCGACAGCCTCCTCAGGGTTGTCGTCGTCAACGATTGGGGCCAAGTAGCCGTCTTCTTTGTATGCACTAGCCATGAAGCGCCCTTTCGTCGCCATCGCGCTCAAGCCGGGCGATCTCAGCCTCAATCATCTTCACATTCTGGGCATAGCCGGGAAGCGACTTCCCCTTGCCGTCTGTGCGGGCCTTGAGCATGCCCTTCAGTTCTTCGATCCGACCTTCGCCCGCCATGTTACCGATTCCCAAACATTGACATAAGTTGACCGAACATGCCAGCCCCGTCACCGGCTGGCACTCGGGCGCGCTGCTGCTCCAGCGCCTGGAGTTCGGCGTCGCTCATGGCCCCCATGCCGCCGCCCTGTCCGCTGCCGCGAAGATTGCCCTGTGCCGCGCGCTGCTTCTGCATCTCCCGCATGCGGTTGAGATATTGCAGCTTCTGGTTCACGCCATCCCAGCCATTGCCGCCCGGCATGCCGCGCCGCTGCATCTCCTGCATCTCTTGATCGCTCATAGCGCCGAGGCCGCCACCGGGGCGCGGTACGTCAGCTCCGCCGTAGGGAGGAGGTCCGCCGGGCATGCCGCCGCCCGGCAACGTCATTTCCGGCGGAAGCATGGCGCCAACGTCGTAGCCGACTGAGCGCAGCCACTCCAGCACCTGCTTCTCGTGATTGGGGTCCTGCACCAATCCGGCTCCGGCCGGTGCATTCATGTAATTTCCTGGCATCATGCTACCATCCACCCTGCTGAGGCCGACCGCGCTACGCGGGCAGCTCGTGTTGAACGCTCACGGTATCCCTTGATTGATTCCGGCACCTTCTCAAACACCGGGGCCGCAAATGTGAGAGCGACGGCGTCCCATTCGTCAGGGCTGCGCACGCCGCGCTTCATCATGCTCTCCTTCGACTCCAGCAGGAGCCGTTGCTGCATGTCATACTTGAACGAGGGGCCGCAGGCATCGGCTTGAATGCTGTCGCGGTCGGGGACATCGGCGCCGCCCTCCGCCTTTAGCCACTCACGGCTCCTCAACCACATTTCTGCGCGGCGGTTCTTAGGGCCAGGACGAGTCGTTCCATCTTCCATAATGATGTCAGGCTCTAACGGCTCGCTGCCGAAATTGACCGCCGCGCAGACCTTGCTATAGGGCGGACCCCACGAGACAAGGATGTCGTAGATGCCGGCTCCCTGACCGCCAACGTCGATGAAGACCTTAGCCGGGTGCTCAGTATCGATAAGTTGCTTGACCCAGGTCGCGCCCGCCACCGTGTCAAGCTTGTTCTTGCTATCAATGCTCGGAACGCAGCGGCCCTGCCGCCGCGCAACGCTGAACCTATCCTTGCCGAACCGGCTAGGGTCAACGCCGAAGATCAATGGGCCGTGCGGCTCCAGCTTATTCTTGCGAGCGCGCAGTACGTCGGCCGGTTTGATGAAGGAATCGTGTCCAGTGGTCTGGAATGCCTCGGCCGCCGACGCCGGGTACTCCTGCATGAATAGCTGCGGGTCCTTGAGCTCCGCCATCTTGGCCCTTCGCCAAGCCATCTGGCTCAAATCAAGGTCGTACATTTCCATGTACTCGGCTTCACTCGGCGCGCCGTCGGCTCCGCGCTCGTAGCTCAGCTCAAATCCATCGGGAACGGGGCGGCGATACTCGTCTGACCAGTACCACGGGACGAAAATGGCAATATAGTCACCAATTCCCGCCTCGGCCTGCTGCCAACGCTCGTGAAACTCCCCGCCTATTCCGTTGGCGGTGCTTTCGAGGATGATTTCTGTGCCCGGTTCGTCCGGAATCGCCTGAACCACGCCTGCAAAGTGGTCGGAGGCGTTAGGCCAGAAGGCGCACTCGGAGCCGTGGAAGAGGAAGACGGTTTTCGATCGGCCAACCGCCTTGCTTCCCGCCGTGCCAACAGCGTATCCGCCATCAAGCTTCGGAAAATAGAGCTCTTTAGCATTGGCCTTCCCCGTTTCCGGCTTGAGTGGGGAGTGGTCGTGGTAGCGGCCGACCATCGCGAAGAGATTGTCTGTCGCACCCTGTTCGTGCGTCAGGATATAGGTGTTCGTACCGGGGCCAAGGCTCGTCTTCTGGTAGAACCTGCCGCCAATATACGTGGAGAACCCCTGCTGCCGCGCCTTGAGCAGCAACGCCCGAACCTTGCCGGTCTTGGCGAGCTGCTCTTCCAGGCGGGAGTGGACGTAAAGCTGCGCCTTGTTCAGCTGTAGCGGGATGATGGCCTTGTTCTTGGCCTTGATCTTAAGGCACTTCGGCGCGTAGTACAGGAAGTCGCTCTTCAAGCGCGCCAGTTCCCGAAGGGTTGTCTCCAGGCTGCTCATGGACGAATTCCGTCTGCTGTGCAATAGGTTCGCGCTAGGACAAGAGGATCGAAAGCACCCAGAACGCGAGGCCCGCAGCGGTCAAATTGATGTTGCGCTTGGCGATAATGACTTGGCTGTTCACCGCGCCGAGTACGAACAACAGTAAAGCCACGATGAGAAGGATTGTGATCAGCATTTCTCTGCTCCTTGGTTATCTCGGCCTCTTGGCGGCTCAGCCGGGCGGGAGGAAGCATTAACCCGGCTGAGCCATGAGTGACCGTCGATGGTCGAATATTTTTATCCAGGGGTACCTCGTCAAGGCCGCCCTCGCCGCGCGCCGCAACCCCCACCCCCCATGACCGGGCATGACCCGACGGAGAGAGAAAGACACGCCGAAGACCCCGAGAGGCGAGGCGACAGAGACTGAAGTATAGATCAAGCATTGGTCTCGGCCTCTTCGCTAACCACAATGTAATCCGTGTCTACAATCGGAGTATTATCGCGCTCGGCCAGCTTAAGTAGTAAGTCTTCAAGTCCCTCTCCAGGGTTAACACTTACGTCCTTCGGTATTAGGCGCGCCCATATCTTGTAGAACTCTGTCCTGTTCTTGCGCCCCCAAGTAACCAAGCCATTCACATCCCCGAGCCGAGTAAAGGCTTCTTCAAGGTTGGCTTTGGCCTGCTTGGATACTTTGTTCCTAGTACCAAGTGCTCGGCCACCGAGACGCTGTCCTCGGCGGGGAACAATAGCTGTCCCGGGCTGCTTAGATTTACTTGGAGTCTTAGGTCTGGTCGCCACTTTGTTCTTCGCTTCCCTGCTGACAAAGTTC